GAGCCCATTCGACCGGGTCGCACCAATTTAACGCCTGCATTAACTTGGAAGTAATCACTTGCGAACCATCCTATTCATCGCGTCGGTCTTCTCTTTACTGCCGGCGCTGCTGCCAAAGTAGTACGCTACAACGCCGCCCCAAGCCGTGCCAAGGGTGCCCAGCATAACCAACATGGCTTCAGACCCGCCGTGCGTTGGTAGGCCGTTCCGCAGCATGTGGAACAGGACGCCAAAGTACCCCGCCGTGATAAGACCGGCCAAAATGCGCGGGGTCCAATCTTTCGTTGCGACCTCGCGGTTGCGGGCGCTGTCACGGTCGGCGTTGGCGATGCGCTCTAAATCAATATCCAACTCGCGCATCTTGACCGCGAAGTCCTGCTCGGCGGTTTTCAGCGCCAGAAGCTGCTCCGGTGTGGCCTTGGCCGCAGCCTCGGTCAGTTCAGCCTCGGTGCCGTCTGGCTTGCCCAGCAGAGCCTCAGAAATGGCGCGTGTGGCCATGCCAGCCAACGGACCCCCGACGGCGCTGGCGATGGACGGCGCGACCGTGCGGACAAGGTTCAGAAGCTGGTCCATTCTATCGCTCCAACATGAAGGTCAGGTTTTGGTGCCGGGGGTAGGTGACAGTCCGCTCACCTTCAGGACACTTGTACTTAATGGTAGCCAACAGCGTCGCCCGTCCTTGGGCGATGGTTTCCTTGTCGGCAATGTCCAGCAGGTAGGTGAAGGTGTCGATCTCAGGGCCAGCGGGACCGGTGAACCGCGTCATGCTTGGTGTGGCCTGGTGGATGACGCCAGCGCCGTCGCGCACGGTCACCTCGAACCCTTCGACCGAACAGTCGTCGCGCTTTTTGACCCGCGCCACTGTTACCGTAACGGGCTGGCCAATCTTGGTGTCGACGATCCTGAAATGCTCCGGCGCCCACGCGATAATCTCGTTCTTGAACCAGCCAAACTTTTCACCCGCAGAGTAGCCGCCAACAGCCAGCGCGAAGCTGGCCGTCGCAAACTGCACAACAGGCGTCAGCTTGGGCAGTTCCATTACTTGTCGGCCTTACGCTCAAGCCGCTCAAAGATCGCTTTGCACATCTCTTTAATCTCTTGGATGTCGGCCCTGTAGTCGTCCTTGCTGACGTAGCTTGTATGCAGTTCGCGCTCAATGGCCTTCATGTCGGTTTGCAGCGCCCTGACGCTCTCCCACACCACTTTCATCATCCAACCAATCGCGGCACCGGCGATGCCCACGATGATGTTGTACAAGTCTTGCGTCATGGGCGGCCTCGTCAGCGGGGTGTCATAGCGTTGGCTACAAACGGGTCTTTATAAGGGTTCATGGCGTTCAAGACTTGAGGAACCCCTCGAGCGGCGGGGTTACGCAATGCCGCCGCCGTAGTTTGAAACGGTGTTTCAATACGCGATACCGTTTTCGCCCGGTTAGCTTCGCGGCGCAGCGCGCGGTCAAGTTGGAACGCCGTCGCGCTAGGGTCAAGCAGATCGCGCGCGATTTGGTCGGCTACTTCGCGGTTCACTTTACCTTCCAACCGCCGGTAGATGTTCTGTGCCAGCGTATACGCCCGGTTCAACAACGACAGTTGCGGGCCTGCCCCGGCCGCAGCTTCAGTCGCAGTGCGGGTAATATCAGGAATGTCCGCCCGGCGCCCAGCGGCTACAGATCGCTCTGTTTTTTCCGCTCGCATCAAGTCTTTTTGAATGTCTTGCACCACCTTAATGTCGTCAGGCGTCAGCACATCGGACAGATAAGAGAACCGGCTTTCGCCGGTGGAACGCTTGATAGTGCGAGGCGCGTTTTCGACCGCCGACGCAAAAGTGCTGGCCCGCGACGCTTCGCCCGTCAACGGGTTTGTCAGCGCGTTCTGTATTTCGCGGCCCACGGCCATGCGGTTAATAGGCCCGCTGGCTTCCGCGTATCCTTCGCGGGCGGCTTTGTACGCTTCAGATTGATTGTCGATCCAATCTAACAGTTCCCGCCGGGTGGCGGTAATTGCGTTGCGTTGTTCGACACCCAAGTTTTTTGGGTTTTCTTTGACGTAATCTTTTAGCGCCTTTTGCAGCCGGTCCAAATCGCGCACGGAGTACTCAAGGGGCGCGGCCGCCGCAGGCGTCGACATTATCGGCCGGCCTTGCGCGTCCAGCATACCTGTCGGCGCGGGCGCAGCGGGCGGTTCGGGGCGCCGGATTGTAAACGGCTGGCCTTTTTCGCGGGCTACTTCTTCTGCCCATGACAGCGCATCGCGTATGGATGGCCGGTCAAACAAGGTTTCAATGGTCGCGTCAGCGCGATAGACTTCCGGTTCGGCCCTACGATACGCCGCGCCCGAGGTTTGGGTACGGGCTTCTTTTGCCACTTCTATGGCGCCGCGCTGACCAGTAACCGGGTTGGCGGGAGCGCCGCTAACCTGCTGCATGTAAGATTGGCGGGCGATGCTTTGGTCTTCCAACCGCCGCGCCAGTTCCGCGGCCATGCGCTCTTCGCCCATGCGCGCAAACGCCGCAAATTCCGGCGACCCAGACGCCGCCGCCAATTGCGATGTCAGCGGTCGAGAGCCTGGCACAAACTCGGCATTCGGGTTGCGAAGCACCTGCACAATCTCTGGCCCGCGCCCGGCCGCAGCGTCCGCGTACGCGCGGGCCATCGGGTCGGTCATGTCGTAGGCCACATCCGCCGCTTTACCCGCAGCGCGGCCCGCCAACTGAATAGGCGCGATGACCGGCGTCAGAGGGTCGGTAAGCCTAGCAGCGCGGCCCAAAGTTGTCGCGGTGCCCACCGCCCCGGCTTTTGTCGCCGCGCCCGCGCCTCCGGTCAGAATTAACGACATATCCGACAAAAAGCCCACCGGGTCTTCCGCAATTTTGTCTCGAATGCCGTCTAAAGACCCATAATTTTTGGCGTACTCACCCCCAACAGTATTGGCTATTTCGCTAATACGCGCCGTTGTTTCAGGGTTGTCCAAACGGTCAAGCGCGTCGGTAACGCTGCGCGGTAACACGGCGCGGGCGCCGGCACGGAGGCCGCCCGCGGCTAAGTCCGCAAAACTTTTTGCGGTCTGTATGGGGCTGGTAAAGGCTTCAACAAGACCGCCGTAGAACCGTTGCGCGCTGGCCGGCAGATTTTGCCGGATGTCGGCAGGAACGTCCGACCATGTGCGGCGCGGGCCTGGGACGCCTTCGCCGGTCGTCGGGGCTTCAGCGTCCTGTAGCCGAAGCCGCGCCTGCGCCAGCGCCATAGCGCGCTGTTGGTCGATGTTTAGTTCTGCCACAGCGCGCGCTCCTCAGGCTTCATAACGCCCCACAAACGGCCCCAATCGCTTTGCGACATACCGGGCGGCGCAGGAGGCGCAGGGGGTGCCGCCGTTGCAGCCGGGCGTTGCGGCGCAGAACCGGCTGTTGGCGTTGTGCTGCCGCCCGCGGTGTACGAAAATTGATCGCGCCGGTCGCGCATAAGACGGATAATTTCGCGGGCTGCGGCCAAACGAGTTTCATTAGGTATGGTAGGATCAGCCAAACGACCTGCTGCTGCTTGATACGCGGCGGTGTCTTTATCAGACTGAGGGCCTTCAAAACGAGGCACCATTTTAAGCACCACGTCTGCGATAGGCGCCAACGCCGCCGCCGCTTGGGCGCCCCGCGAAGACACTCCAACAAATTCGCCCGCCACATCCAAAAGTCGTCCAACACCGCTACCGGTGGACCGTTCAAGAAGACCGCCAGGACGCGAAATACGTTCTAATTCACTTATGGCCGTGTTTAATTTTTCAGCTTCGGCGCGCTTGGCTTCGGCTTCGCGGGCGCGAATACGGGCTGTTTCTTGTTCGCCTGTTAGCATTCCACCTTCACGGGCCACAGCGGGCGCGTTTTCGCGGCGTAAATCTGCTTGCATACGGGCTTCAGCTTCTTTGCTTTGAATATCCCGTATGCGTTTGATCAAGTCCGCGTCACTTAAGTTGGCAGCCCTTGGAAGCCCCGGAAACTCGGGAATGCCTAGGGGTCGTTGCGCTGCCGTGGCGTCAGGCGGAGCCAGCATGGCGTTGGTGGTAGCGCCTGGCGCCACCATGGCATTCGGCGTGGTTAGCACCCGCCGCGCGTCGCGCGGACCCGTATCAATTGTGTTGTTAGCCCACTGCACGATCTGCCCAGCGGTTACGCCGGGGGCACCTAAAATAGTCGGGTTGGCGTCGATAGCTTCGCGGGACACCAACTGAGATATAGGCGTGTTTGGATCGGCCCGCAAAACGGCTCGCGCGCCGCCAGAACCCAAGAAATGCGCGAGGTAAGTGTTACCCGCTGTCGGCGCAAACCCTGCCTGCACCAGCGCCTGCTGATTTTGCGCGGTAAGCGCTGGCCCCATAACATCTTCCACGCGCCGGCCGTCAGGCGTTTGGGCGCCGCGGAATGTCAAAATCTGTTCCGGCGACAGGTTTCGCGCTACGCCGGGAAAACTGCGCCGGAACTGGTCCACAAATGTGCTGTCGATAAACTGATATGGGCCAACAGCCGACGACGCGGGATTGCGCGCGGTGCCTTCGTTTCGACGAATAGCCGCGTCAATCAACAAAGGATCGGTAGATTGCGACCGCGGTGCCGCGGCTGTTTGGCCCGGCGACATCGCAGGGCCTTCAGCGCGGGGCGCGGCGGCCGGTGCGGCTGGAAAAGCGGTAACGCCTGCGCCGGGGACTTCTGTGCCCATTCGGAACGTGCCTGTACGGCGGTCGACAAGCACAGGGACGCCGCCGGGGCCTTGCAGCGCCGTCGGCCGCTCAGTCAGATTTCTGGCGATTTCATCGGCTTTAGAAATCATCGCCGCAAAAGCTTCGTCCGAATACGCGGGCGGGATAAACCCGCGAGTGCCCGGCACAGTAGCTTCAGTCCGCGCGCGCCAAGCCTCCCAAGCGGCCTGACGGTCGCCTTCAGGGAGCGCCGAAATACCACGCAAACTTTCACGGCTTAACTCAAAATTTTTCAGTGTTGCCTCTGCCGCAGCCGCTTCGCTTTGGCGTAGTTCGCGGCGTCCAGAAAGGGCGGCGTTATACGCCGGTCCTCCAATGGTCGGGGCCACTTGCAAGATGCGGCGCGAGGCTTCAGGTGAAGAAATATCAAAGTTTGGGTCGGCCATAAGACCGCGCAGCGCGTTGCGTTCCTGCTCGGCGGCTTGAAGTTGTTGCGACCGCATTTGGTTCAATTCCATACCCTGTAGGGCATTGGTTAAACCAAGAATGTCAGGCGCTTGGAAAGGACGGATTTGGTTTGCGATAGCGTAGTCCACCATGGTTCCGTTTCCTTAATTGCCGCCTTGGCGCATTGCAGCGGCTTTCTGCGAGTAAATATCGTACAGCGGATATTGCATGTACAGATTGGCGCCCGTGCTAAGGCCCTGGTTCAGCGCGCTGGCCATGCCAGTGTAGCCCGACGCGCGGGCGGCGCCGCCGGCCAGCGCAGCGTTTGACAGGCCGGCGCCCATGCCCATGTAGGTGCTACCCATTCCGGCGCCGGTTTGGCCGGCCGCCGAAGTCAGGGCGTTTGCGCTGGTCTGGCCAGAACCCATAATGCTTTGCAGCGGGTTAAGCTGGTTGGCGCGGTTCACTTGGTAGCGGTTGAACGCGTTCTGGTACTCTTCAGACGCCGTGTCCTGCCCGAACCGCGTGATGCCCTTGAGCGTAGAGCCAGACAGAAGGCCGCCACGGGCGGCCGCTGACCGTTCAAGCGCCTTCATGCCCTCGCTGACACGAAACCCGTAGCCGGGGTCGGCAGTATAGTCGGCCAAGCTAAAGTCGCGGGCGTATTTACCATAACCGGGTGTAGATGGGTCGTCGCTCAGCGCCAAATAATCCAACAGCCTGTTTTGCGCGGACAGGCCAGCTTGGCGAAACGGCTCTTGCAGTTCGACCTGTTTGCCGAACATCCGCTCCTGGGCGTCGATGGACTGTTGCGCGGCGGCGGAGGTAGCGGCAGCGGCGTCGCGCGAGGCGTTTTTCTGCGCCTTAGCGGCTTGGCTGGCGCCGTACATGCTAACGCCGGTGCCTAACGCCGCGGCGCCGAGAATTGCCGTTGAAGTTGCTACAGCCATGACCCGGCCCCTTTTGCAAACGTGCGCTCCAAAGGCTTATACCCGGCGCGCGCGTAGAACTTACTCGTTTTTTCCACCCTATCGTCGTCCAACGCAATCATAAAGATCGCGGCGGCGCCATTTTCTTTGGCCCAATCTTCCAGCGTCTTGTACAGCGCCTGCCCTGCGCCGCTGCCCCGCGCGTCAGGGGTCAGCCACCACCACAACTCTTGCACGATAATGTGTTGCGGGCCGAAGTACAGCGGGTACCGCAGTGCCCCGCAGATGCCAACAATAGCGCCGTCTTTGACGGCCATCCACATGCCTACATCGGGGTTGTCGATGGCGCGGACCAAAAAGTCCGCCACGTTGTCGGGGGTGATTTCTACAAGTTTGCTGATCGGCGCCGCCGCAATAAACTCAACGGCCAGTTCGGTATACCGGCCTAGGTCGGCGTATTCAGGGCGGCGGATTGTTATGGTCACTGCGTCACCTGGCGCCCGCTGGCGCGCATGTTGATCGCCGACGCGGTGCCGGCAATCGTCGAGATGAACGCGCTAGGGGACAACACCTGGCCCACAATCTCAGGGAAGGTGTAGGTTTCGCCCGCTTGCAGCGTCTTGTTCTGGACGATCAGGTTGTCGTTGCCAGCAGCGCCAGCGCCCGTCACCAAGTTGATGCTGATCGTCGCGGCCGTGCCGGTGTAATTGGTCGCGGTGAACTTGTCGATGATCGTGGTCACGCCGGTCGACGTATATTGCGTCGTCTGCGTGTTCTCGGCGGTCTTTGCCGGGATCAGGACGGTTACGGTTACGGCCATGGGTTAGACCTCACTCATACAGGATGTTGATGCTGCCCGCATCAAAGGTGTCGGTGCCGCTTAATGTGGTGAGGCGCACACGGTCTAGCGCGCCCGGCAACGTGATAGAGCCGGAGGTAATGTAAGTCACGTTGCTATTGCCTCTCGCAAAACCCCCATTGCCAACCCAAATATTGGTGGTCGGGTTGAGAAGAACAAATTGAATAAGCCCGTCGTGCGTATTTGCAGCGGCGTCCGAAACTACGTCAAAACCAGCAGTTTGCGAAGCAGTGGTCAAGGTAGTGGTGCCAAAGACGGTGTTAGAGCCGGTGTATCCTGACGTTACAACCCCCGCCGATGAACCAAGTTGAAAGCGGTATCGCGAAGTTCCATTAGTGCTGACGCCGCTCAGCATCACCGTCACCCGGCGAACCCAAGACGGGACGCCGGTGAAGTCAATGCTGGTGCCGCTGGTAGACGCGACAGCAGTGCCAAGAACTAAGGGGTACATGGCCGCGGCCACACCGCCGACTTGTAGCGTCCCGGTGAGCGTAGCGTTGCCCGACGCGTCCACCAACAGCCGCTGTACGCCGCCGGTCGCGATGGCAACCTGGTCTGCGGCGGGGTAAAAAACGCCGGTGTTGGTGTCGGCGCCCCGGACAGCAGGGGAGGAAGCGGTGCCGTCAACGCCTGAGATGCCAGTGGAGCCGGATATGGTGATGGGCATCAGATACCTCCTAGCGCGGCCTTAATTTCGTCGGGCGTCGCAGCTATATCAATTGCGTCCTGTATTAAAGCGTATTTCGCCCGAATGTCTTTTCTGGCTTGTTCAGCCGCCGCAGCGTCGGCGCTGGGGATTTGCTTCATGATAACGTCGTCGTAGGGCTTGAAATCTTCCGCGCGGGCCGCGCGGCGGAGGCTGTGTGCGATGTCCTTGGCTTTGTCGACGTTGATGGTGATCACGGCGTGTACTCCCACGCGCCCCGGAAGGTGCGGTCTGTTGGGATGTCAGCAACATCCACAATCTTGAATGGCTTGCCCTCTGGCACATCCTTGGCTGCGATTTCTTCAATCGTCAGACCGCATTCTGGGGCGGGGATGATGACAGCAACGCCGCCTTCGTCTGTAGGGAATATGATGCGTTGGTTCATAGCTAACCCCTATCAGCGGAAAATGGAAACGGAAACATTATTTGAGTCGGTGTTAGTTCCGGCGCCGTTATGAGTAGTAACGGGACAAGCACTAGATGTTTTACCGGTCAAGTCAGCCCGCGCTGATTGAGCGCTAAATCCGCAAGAAACAACGGCTGCGTAATTCGCGTCTGGCATGGCGGTAGTTAGATTGACCGTATAAGTGCCAGTTCCGCCGTCAGTAATGCTGGTGACGTTACCACTAGCATTTATCGCAACCGTCCCCGTGCCGTTGAAATTTACCCAAGCCCGACACCCATACGCCGTGGCAACGGAGCCGTAGCCGGAGTTGAATTGGAGGTTGCCGTCACCGGTTATTCTTACCCTATCAACGCGTCTATCAGAGGTTCTTGATCCTGCTGGAGTTGTTGACCAAAGCCACCCAGAAGAACCATCTGTATTTACATCAACCAACATAGCGGCAATAGCAATGCCATTTTCATTGCGACCGTCATAAAAAAGCCCTCTATACGCAGAAGCACTCGCACCATTGTTTTGATTTGCAAGCCCGGTAAATGAAGTGCCGGTTGCACCCAAAACGGACAAATCGCCCCCAATCCCCACATTGCCGCTGCTGTCCAGCACAATGTTGTTGGTGACGGATGACTCGTGCTTGAGGTTTGTGGCTTGTACCGTGGACATGGCTAAACCTCACTCGTACAGGATGTTGATGCTGCCCGCATCAAAGGTGTCGGTGCCGCCGACGGTCGTGATGCGAACACGGTCGAGGGTAGCTGAAAGGGTTTTATCACCAGCACCAAAAGCATTAGCGGTCGTTGATTGTTTTACTACGTGATCCGAAACCCATTCGTTTCCGTTTATATTCTTAATTACCATGGACCCCGAAAACAAATTTGAAGCCGCCGCAGACCGGATAATAAACCCAGCAGTTGAACTATCGGTAAGCGCCGCCTGAATACTTGTTGAAACATACCCTGTATTTTCAATGCCGCCAGAATCCCCAAGCTGTACAAGGAGCGCGCTTGTCCCGTTCGTGCTGACGCCGCTGAGCATAACCGTAATGCGCTTCACCCAAGACGGGATGCCAGTAAAATCAATGCTGGTGCCACTGGTGCTGGCCTGCGCGGTGCCGGAAGTAATAACGCTGCTGGCCATCGCCGTCATCACGGCGCCGTTTAGCGTCTTGTTGGTCAGCGTTTGAGTTGCGCTATCCGTCACCACATTTCCCGTATTTGCCGGAAACGTCGCTGTAAAATCGCTGGCGGTGCTGGGCGTGGTCAGGGTGACGCTGCCGCCACCAGATGAATTGAGTTTTACCGGCATCTTACGTCACCGTCCATGTGCTGCCTGACGGAACGGTTACAGTAATGCCGCTCGCGACAGAAATTGGCCCAAACGTACCTGCATTTTGACCAGTTGGGATAGTGTAGTCGGTCGTCACGGTCTGGTCGTTAAGGTAGAATATCTTGTCGGTGCCGCCCCCAGCCGCGCCGCCGCCGATACTACCCCACAAAGTGCCATTGTAGCCTTCAAAGCTGCCCAACGTCGTGTTGAACCGCAAATACCCTGACGCGCCTGTAGGCCGCTCTGCGGTAGTCCCTACGGGCACCAGAACGGCGTCTGTGGAAAGGATGGACAGCTTAACCGCGGAACTTGTGCCGCCTATGGCAATCCTGCCGCTGACGTAGGCGTTGCCGTTGACGTACAGATCGCCGTTTACGACGGGATTGAAACTGGCCGCCGGGCCGTACACGTTGTCGTAAGTCGCAATCGTGATGCCCGTCGAGGTTTTCAGCACAAATTTGTAGGCTGTCTGATCGTCCAACCAAATCTCGTTTACGCGGCCAGCAGCGTCCAAAACAATCGGGTTGGCATGTGGCGTCGTGCCAGAAGACGACGTGTAGGTCGCTACCGGAGTCGTGGTGCCCGCCTCGTAAGTGTAGATCAAGCCGCCCGTAAGCGGGTCGCCGTTGTTGTCGAAAAACTGCCCTCCGACGCCGGCAAAGAGTGAGATAACAACGGCCATGCTCTACCTCGGCACAAGGGTTAAGGTAGGTGCAACAGTGTATGTTACACGCAACCGATCATTAGGCGACAACCAAAATACCCCAGAAGTCGAGCCGACACCATAGAAAGTTACGTTGTCGCGCGAAAAAGCAATGGCGGATACCGTGCCGCCCGTCACAATAACATCTATAGACCGCCCGGTGGTGTTTTGAAAAGTGAAAGGTGACGCGCCGGCGGCTATGGCGCGCGGCAGGATAAGCCAGCCTGGCACCTCGTCGATGCGTGGCGGCGTGACCGCTAGGGCCTGCACTTGGCTCTGCAAGACCGCCTCAGCGTTGGCTGCGTAGGTGTCTGTGGGGTTTAGCGCGGCAGCTTGCAGCGCCTGCACGAAGACCGCTGGGTCTTCTGACGGAGGCCCTAGCTGCACGTCTTGGAGCGTGTCGACGTTGGAGCCGCCGCCGGTAAGGTTAAACAAGTTGAAAAAGAACCTGTACCACTCGCGCGCCATTAGCCCGGTGCGGTCGTCAATCAACGGCACCCGAGGGGCCGGGATATTGGTTACATTAGGAGGACTAGCCATTGGTCGGGCTAATCGCCAGTTCGGCGCCCAAAATGGTTATTTTAACCGGGTCAGTGCCCGACACCTCGTACACTCGGTCGCGGATTTTCTGTGTCATGCCAAGGCGCCGCCAAATGGTGCGGTAGCCAAACCGCCCGATCTGGCCCATAGACTTCCAATGCTCGTTGGACCAGGTATGGCCGCCGTCATCAGACCAGCGCAGCATCGCGCGCGGCACCATGGTGGCAAGATTGGTCGCGGTTGCGTAAATGTAGTCGCCGCTCTCGGTTATTAAGAAATCGTCACCTTCAGTCAAAAGCGCGCCCGACAAGTATGCGCTGTCGAATATCTCGTCGTCAGACGGCGCTGTGCTTAGCCCCACGCCAGTTTCGCAATCCAACTGAAGCGCGTGGTGCGCGGTGCGGCGCAGGTCGTTTTGACCAGTAGGCAGTGCCCGCCACGACCGCAGCCATTTTTGCTCGGCGCCGTTGTCAGCGTACACGTCAAGATCAAAAGCGTAGATGTTGCCGTTCTCGTAATCGCCGATGACAATTTCGTCGTTGAAGTTCATCTGGCAATTGCCGCGGTGCCGGGTAAACTGGCCGTTATCCCAGCCGGCGCGCTCGTGCCAGGCTTGGGTAGCCACATCGTACACCCATGTCGTATTGGCTGACGGAAAGACCAACACATAGAACGAATGGCCGTCTTGCTGATAGGTGTAGCCAATTGCGTCGGACAAATTGCCGTACTGTTGGATTTGCCATTCAACGGCGTGTGTGGAAACGCGCTGGCCGCTGTAGCCGTTTGCCCGGTAGACAATACCGCGACCGCGCGCGTCGGCGCCCAACCAAAACAGGCCGTTGTCCAACTTGGCGACCGAATAGGCTGCGGCGCAGCCGATTTCGTTGAACGCCCCTTGGATGCGTTGCAGCGGGAAATCCGCGGTGCCGGCGTCGTACCAAACTTCGACGGAGGTAGTGCCAAACAGCCAGACTTCGCGGTGGTCGACGATCAAAGCCACAAGCCCGTCAGGCGAACCTTCCGCACTGGCAAAGTCCAGCGGGTCTACCTGCGTACCTTCCAGCAGGCTGGTCACCCAGAACTTTTGGCTGTTTGGTTCGTTAAAGACAAAATAGCCGTCGATGTACCCGACCGTCACAGCGCCAGGAAAGTCGATGTCATTGATTTGCTGGAAGACGTTTGTGAACGTGTTGTAGATGTAGCTGGGGCCGTTGGCTGCGATGAACAACTGAGTGCCGTTGTCCGTCATGGACACAGGACCGGTGTTGGCAATCGTGCCTAACGTCGTCGCGGCCCAGTTGCTGTTGAGTTTATACAGCGTGTCGCCAGACACCACATACGCGTAGGCGCCCATCTGCCAAAGGCCGCGCACAGGGCCTGTGCCTATTGTAGCCAATAGCCGTAAACCTGGCGCCCGCTGAAGAAACGCCGGCTCCTTGCCGCCTTCCGGTACAAGTTCTGGAAAGAGGTTGACCATGCGGCTGTCCGCAGCGTTGACGCTGCGGGCTACATAGGTGGACCCAAGGATCGGCGTCTTCATCAGTAGTTGCCGGCAAAAATGTTAAACCGCTGGCGAGTGCCCACAATGCTGTAAGGCAGCGCCATGATGTCGTCAGGGTTGTTGATGCGCTTGAGATTGCGTTTAGATGTCATCGCAATTCGTTGCACTTGCGGAGTAGGCTCTATGCCAAATTCAGGAGCCAATTCGCACGCCAAATTATAGCGGAAACACCGCAGGTAGCCGGGCGGAAACGCCAGCGTTGTAGCCAGATTAGCGGGTTGCGTCAGTGGTTGGACCGACACAATGTGAAATTCTAGCACTTTGGTCGGCACCGGATAGACGTACATTTCAATGTTGGGGTACGTCATATTGACCCACAGTACCTGCGGGTATGTGCTGGTAACGGTCTTGACCGCAATGCCGTTGTATTGCTGCTGATTGATCAGTTTGAGGCCGTAGGAGATGCCG